AAATAATAAAAGAAACAAAAAAAAGTAATCTCCTACAACTTAAGAAGATTAACAAGGAGTAATTTTAATAGAGCAAGCATCTCTGCTTGTTCTTCCTTGGTAATTTTCTTAAGATGTTTAGAAATTTTGATCAACTCGGCACTAGAGGAACTAAATCCCATCATGTCGAGAGGAACATTGAAATTGAAGTCAGATGGACCATAAAAGTCAACCACATACTCAACATATAGCTCTCCTAGAATTACACCTGCAACACCTTTTGTGGTGTCGACTGCACTATAGAGAGCCCCTTGGACAGCCTGACGAACGTCAGTTGCTTCATTCGGTTTAATGTTACGGTTGTATGTTGTATACCAGGTTCTTGAACCTTCGTATTCAACTTGGATCGTATGCGATTGCTTTCGATATGGAATCACCCAAGAAGGGGTGAAACTCTGAAGTTCTCCATAATCGTAGACCTCTGCCTGAGAGGCAAGGCTCTGGCCCGAATCAGTCGTGTAAGCTATTACAAAGCTACCTAACTGGTTCGAACCTGCGCGAGTTATGTAAGTCCATCTCAACTTTCTGAAAGCATATCTTTGAAAGATTGCAGCGAGGTACCCAACTCTTCCATTCATTGCACCCGGGTTTACTAAAAAAACCGAGTTCGAGAATGTAAAGCCAGTCGCATTGCCAAAGACACCATCAGAAAGTGAATCACCGGCAGGTATAACAAGACAAAATTGTTGAGAACCAACAACTCTCTCGCTTTCCCCCCAGTCCTGAGAGAACTTTCCCTTTCCAGCCAACCTAAATGAAGTGGGATTCACAACAGTTTGATCGACAGAAGCAGGAACTCTCTCCTTCAATATTTCGAGACCAGCACTTCCTATAGTAGAAGGTTGCTTTCTCTTGTTTCTTTTATTCTTAGCGGATTTTGAAATTCTAATTTTAGATTTCATGACCAAAACCAAAACCTCAAAAGAGGATCCGCCGTAATCATCCAGATTACAGAATGTTCAATTCAGATGACATGAAATCGAAGATCGATCCATTTATCATCTCTAGTTCACAGGTTAATTTGGCATAGTCAACCAAATGAGTCAAAGTTTTTAGAACCTGAAGCTGAGTGCTATAAGAGGGACGTTCATACTCAAAAAAATTAAAAGGCTTTATGAAAACCTTATTCTGATATTGTTTTGCAACAAATCGGAATTTTTGTGATTTATGAACAGGGACATAGAAATAATTGCGGCCAGAGACGACAGGCTTAGTAGCACGTGATATCCAATCATCACGCGCAACCTCACGAGTCTTCCTGGAGCAGGAATAACCACCTGCAATCATATAGTTGCTGCCAAAGTTTCCCAAGACAGATCTACATTTCTTACCCTCATCAGTATAAGAGAGGTGTTGAAGATTTCCCGAAGGATTAAAAGTAACATTAGACTTGGTTTCCCAAAAGTCAAAAGGTTTTGTTACAATCTTCTTAACAACCTGAAAGTGTGACTGACCCTTAACAGCCAAACCCTTTTCCGAAAACTTATAACCGCGTTGGCGGCATAAGTAACGTCTCTCGTACTTAGCAGTGAATCTCGGCTTCACACCAATTTTCCATCTTCGTAAACAGTCATATGCGACGTGTTCTTGTGGCTTCGTTACCTTGCATTTTATACCGGGGCGGAGCGTAGCGCCCAATCCACCTAGGTCTCGGTGGATAAATAAGTTTATGAGTCCTCCTCGGGTCTCATCACTTACTCGTTTTGAGTTCATTTTTAGAAACATTCCAAATAACTCACCTTGCAAGGCCTCTTCACGAAGATCTGTGACCTGATCGAGATTTCCAGTCATGGGCAAATCCTTACTCTGCTTCATGCAAATGTTCAACAAAGGTATTGAAATCTTTGTAACACATCTGCTTGAAGGTCCTTTTTTCTTGTTTCTACGAGAGAAACCGTAATAAAAGGGAGTAGAATTTATGACAGCAAGACACTTATCCTTATAAGTCTTACCAACAGAAAGAGTGAAATCGAACTCTTTCGTCTTGCTTTCCCATTTTTCCACAATGTCAATAGGGGCATATGCCAAAAAATCTTCGCCATTTGCATAACATGGCGCTGACTCCTTAGTAAAGACAACTTGATCATT